CTAAAAGAAACAAGGAAAAAACTGATATAGTTATGGCTAGTTGGTTTCCTATGAAGGTTTTTAGACGTATGCAGAAAGAACATTCTGCAGACATAGGTTTAGACTATACTCCTAGTTATGGAGATTATAAGATGACGGAGATGAATAACGCACCATGGGAATAGAAAACATAGACGTAAAAAATTATAAAGAAGTTATAGCTAATGCAGCTAACTTAACATCTGGTAAAAATGTACAAAATAGGCAAGTTAGTAAAGCAAGAATTAAAGCTATTCTTAATGGTGGACCTGATGGTATTAAAGCTTTGCTTGGTGACACAATGGAAACAAGTGATGCTGACTTATTGCCAGCTCCTAACATGTTGCAGTCTGGTATTGACCGACTTGCACAAAAGATATCTGGTTTACCTCAAGTACGAGTAGATATACCTAACGCAGTTGACTCTGGTAGAGCAAAAAATCGTGCAGAGAAATTAGAACGTATTGTTACTAGCTATGATGAGAAACAAAATCTTAATCTACAGTTAGCACAAGCATCTAGGTGGTTACCTGGATATGGTTTCTGTGCATGGGTAATTACAACAAAAAAAGATAGCAATGGTTATTACTATCCCTCTGCAGAACTAAGAGACCCTTACGATACATTTCCAGGAAACTTTGGACCTGACCAAAAACCAAGAGAGTTAGCAGTAGTACGTAGAGTACCTAGATACAAACTAGCTCAAATCTATCCAGAGTTTGCTAAAGAGATTTTAAAACAAGATGATGAGGATGATACAGGTCAAGAGTATCAAGACTATGCAACACCGTTTATGTCATATGACACTAATCGTGAACAACAATGGGAAGATAATACTTCTCAAGGTGTAAGGATTATTGAATATTATGACCAGGGTGGTACATACATTATCTTTCCTGAAAGAAACTTAATATTAGATTTTATACCTAACACACTAAGTACACCTCCTTTTGTATTTATTAAACGAGTTTCTTTTGACCAACTAAAAGGACAGTATGACCACGTTATAGGTTTGATGGCAATGATGGCAAAGATAAACATTATGTCAGCAATCGCTATGGAAGATAGCGTATTTACAGAAACCAACATATCAGGAGAGATAGAATCTGGACAATACAGAAAAGGTAGATTTGCAGTAAACTATCTAGCTCCAGGTACGCAGGTTTCTAAACCACAAAACAATATGCCGTATCAGTTGTTCCAACAAGTAGATAGATTAGAACGACAGTTACGTATGGTTGGTGGATATCCAGTTACTGATGACTCACAGTCACCTAACTCTTTTGTTACTGGTGCTGGACTATCAGAACTTAACTCAACTATGTCATTAATGATTAATGAGTACAGAGAGTTAATTAAAGTTGGATTAGTAGAGATGGATGCTAAACGATTAGAGATGGATACGTTGCTATCTTACACACAAGGTATCAATAAAAAACCTATAGCAGGTTATTTAAACGGAACAGCATTTTCTGAAAACTATCAACCATTAGTAGATATTGGTGGAGATTATAGAACAAGACGTATCTATGGTGTTATGGCTGGATTTGATGAGCCACAAAAAATAGTTACAGGTTTACAGTTACTACAAGCAGGTGTTATAGATATAGAAACATTACAAGATAACATTGATGGTCTTGAAAACGTAGCTAAGGTACAAGAACGTATTAGAAAAAATAAAGCAGAAACTGTTTTATATGATTCAATACTTGCTAGGTCAGCTCAAGGTGACACACAAGCTACAATGGCCGCAATTGCTTTGTATGAAAACCCTGCAAATGTACTTGATATCTTTAGACAGTTCTACACTCCAGAAGAGCCACAGATGACACCAGAGCAAATGGCTATGATACAACAACAACAAATGATGGCACAACAAGGTGGTCAACCTCCTACTGTTGCACAGGCATTAGGAATGTAATGGAGTTTGTAGAAAATGAATTTTGGGATATGATTTATCAGGAATATGGCGTATCTGACGAACTAGACATATTGTCAGAAAATGTAACTGAAATTATAACACCACAAAAAGGTATTATTATATTGATAACAAAGGAATTTTATAATGGGAAAGAATCGTACTAGAGGCGGGTATAGACAACCTAGTAATCCTGCTGCTGCAAGTGGACCAGGTGCGTTATCACAAAGAACAGATGGTGGTCCAGGTAGTACTAAACAACCTATACGTAGATTACCTAATGCAAAATCTGGAGAAAATAAAGCTTTTGTAGAAGGTCAACAAGCAGTTAATGGTTTACCTAGAACTGCACCTACAGGAGAACAAATAGTAAAACAATCTAAACCAGAAGTATTTACAGGTACAGAATTAATAACACAAGACCCTAGAGCTGGTGGAGCTACTGGACAAAGCGTTGGTATTGAAGAAATTGCATCTGCACAAGATGATGTAAACATTTTACTTGATGTACTAGATGCAAGAAATCAAAATAATATATACATTAAACAATTAAAGAATACACGCGCTAGACAAAATTATAACTTTAATACATAATGTTTAACGATATCTATGATATAGAAAACTTTGGTAATCAAAGTCAACGTCAAAAAGCACGTTATAAACAATACAATGATTACTTAGATGCAAACCCTAACTTTGAGCAAAGGTTTTTAGCCTTTACTGAACGTTATGCTGTATTACCACCTGAAATACTTAAACCATTAGCAGAATCAAACATACCAGTAGATGCAAAATCAGTACAAGATTTAACTGATATATTTGTACAAGAAAAAGCTGTACAAGCTGCTAACGACTGGGCAGAGGTATCTAAAGATTATAAGTCTAAAGGATACAATGACGACATGACTATGAATATGTTGCAAGTATTTGGTATAGGTTACTTAATTGATAATGGTCTTTATGTTGCACGTAAAGCATTAGAAGCTGTTACACCACTAGAAATACCTGAAGATGGTGGAGAATTTGATACACCAATAGGGCAAATAGATTTAACACCCGAAGATTTTACAAATCCAATAGAATTTGCAAAAAGTTTATCTTTGTGGACTGTAGCTACATTTGACGCAATAAGTGAAACATATACAAAATATACACCTAGTTATCGTAGTTCTATACAAAAACCGTTTGTTGATAAAACAACAGGCAAGTTAGTTACACCAAAAGAATATGAAGCATTAAATCCAATTGAAAAAGGATTGCTTGGAGTACCTGGTCTTAACTTATTAATACCTGGTAACAAAGCTTTATTTAATGGTAGAACTTGGGCATATGCACAACAGATGAATGCTATGGATGAATACATGGAAAAAGGCGAAACACAAGAATATGCTCAACAATTTTTACCTATCGACTTTAGTACTACAGATGTAACAAGTCTTGGTAAAAAAGGTGGTTGGTTACAAGAAACTAAAGATTGGATATCTTTTGCAGCAGAAGCTAAAGATAAAGGTGGAGAAGCTTATTTGTTTGAAATGCTCAATCAGGTACGTTCTAGTCAACCAGTAAATTACAATAGAAACAATATTATTACTGTTGAAAGTTTAATGGCACAAGATAGTCAAGGTAATTACAAACCAGAGATTCTTGAGTTAGTACAACGTGGTTGGTCAGAACAAGATGCAGAAAAAATATACTATGCAAACGTAGGAAACCCTATTGTTAAACCAAATGAAGATGGCGCTATACATTGGACATCAATACAAAGACCACAACAAATAGAAGCTTTTGCTGGTAGAAAATTTATATATAATCCAGAGCTAGCACAAGAATATGCAGAAAATAAACAAGCTAATATGAATGAAATATTAGGTATACAAACACCATATTCTTCTGGTAGGTATCAAGCTTCATTACGATATGATGTAGGTAGTGATGAATACAAAACAATGTCTGGTTGGATTGATGGATATGAAAGAATACTACCTGAAATAGTTGGTGGTGGAGCAGTTAAATTCTTAAAAAAAGCAAGCAAACTTACTAAATCATTAAATAAACTTAATAGATTTGATGATACTGAATTGTTTAGTCCTGTTAAACGAGAAGAGATAATTACTGACTGGGTTAAAACTAATAAAGCAAATCCTGTTACAGGAGATAAAGTAGATAATGTTGAAGAATTTATTAGCAATTTTGATTATAAAATAAAAGATAAAGCTTTAGTTAAAGATTTAAGTGACACTGTTATTGGTGCAAGAAATAAAACTAACAAGTTACGTAAAGAATATGGTTTGTTTGGTGGTCGTGCAACAGGTATGTTTGATAATACAACAGAAAAAATGGTTAATAAATTAACAAGTGGTGGAATACTTAATGATTTAGTACAAAACAAAAGTTGGTCTCAATTAGATAACAATTCCTGGACACAAAAATTTCCTGAAAAAGTACAAGGTTTAACTCTTGAAATAGACAATTTAGAAGATATGCAAAGTTTGTTTAGAAAAGTTTACAGTGACCAAGGTGTAAAACTACCTGGTATGAATGAATTATTTAAACTAGATACATTACCTAAAGGTCAATCTAACCTACTTAGTAGCGCTTTAACAGCTGCTAAAGGCACACCTGTTACAGTTCCTTCACTAGGTAGCATGGCTGGAAGAATGGCTAATAAAGCTCTTAATGCAGTAGATAGTGTAGCTAACTTACCTAGACAATTTAATGCTGGTGGACTTAAAATGTTAAAACCAAAAATATTAGATGGTAAACGTGTTTTAGATAAAGAAGAATTTTACAGATGGAATAGAACTGGAGATAGTAATTTAGGTAGAAACTTAGGATTTTACTCTGAATTTACTGAAGGTATGTCACCACAATGGCGTAAGATGTTATCTATACAACCTTCATCATCTTTAAATTACTATAGTAGACAAAAAGCATTTGAAACTTTAAAAAGACATTTGCGTTCTACAGGTTATAGTACAGCTAAAGCAGACATTGTTTTACAAGATTTTGCAAATATTAAAAATTGGTCAGTAAGTTCTGCTAACAAATTTGCTAAAAGTTTACAAGATGCTGATTTACAGTTAGTAAAAGAACGTTCTGGAACAGCAAGATATGAAGTTATGAAACGTAGATTAGATAATTTATATAAAGATGAAACACAAGCTAAAGGTTATATGGCTGACCCAGAAGGCAATTTAGTTTACGATTCTTTTAGTCCTAGAATTACAAATCCAGACACAGGAGAAACGCAGTTTATTGCTTCTGCAAGTTTAATATCGGAAACAGCAGACCAAGGTGCGCCATTAACAAATAACAGAATGATGAATAGGTTAATGGGTAGATATTATACAGAAATAGAACCTTTAATATCTAAAAAAGGTTTTGTTAGTAATGCAGTAGAAAATATGAAAAACTTAATTAAAACAGAAGGTTTTTTTGCAGGAATTAAAATACCTACTACAAAAATAGAAAATGACGCATTTACAGCAGTTTTAGATTTTTGGACAAATACATACTTTAAACCTAAAGCTATTGCTAAACCTGCATTAACACAACGAGTTATGTTTGAAGAACAAGTAGCATTCTTTATACATCCTGATTTAACAAGTATATTTGACCATCCGCTAAAAACTTTACAGTGGACTTATTCATATGGTCAATTACCAAAACGTTCACCGTTAAAAAAAGTAATGAAACAAATTATTGATTCAGGTGAAGATATAAACGACATAACTATGAGTACTATATTTCATGACGCATTAGGTGCAAACTTTGGATACCAAGGGTTAAATTACAAAAACATAAATAGTAAACTTATTAATTATGTACCTGTATCTGCTGATAATCCAAAAGCATTAGAAGGTTATATACTACAGTATCACAAACTTAAAAATGATGACTTTGCTAGAAAAATTGTAGAACTAGGTTGGGGAACAGAAGAACTTGCTGCTTGGATGGTAAGCAGTGATGCAGCAAAAATGATTGATAATTACATTGCCACTATGGGTTCAAATATGAATAAATTGAAAACAGAAGATGGTTTACTACAACATCTTAATAAAGTAGAAGCTAGTATCCGAATGCGAACAGGCATGTCTATGCAAAAAGGTAAACATTATGGTATTTATGATGTAGGTCCTAAAAAAGGACAACATTGGTTTGATAATAGTTTTACAAATACAGGTGATGTAGCATTGCGTCAGGGAATTATCACAGGAAAAGTAGAAAAGGTTATTGATGGTAAAACAATTAAATTTGATTTAGCACCAGATATTAGAGACCCTTTTGTTAAATATACAAGTAAACAACAACGAGATATGCAAAATGGTTTTAAACTTATAACTGACCAAGAAAGTTTTGACGCAGGTAAAGTATTAATTAAAGACCCAAAAA